ACGGGGAACGGAGCCACCAACTGCAAGTACCGTAACCGTCGCGTTCTTTCACGCGACCGCGTTCGCTCTTGAAAATCTCGAGTTGAGGGCTATCGGGCTCGTTGTTCCACCATTCATCAACGCCGAAAACGTCGTTGCCGGAGGGGAGCCACAGAGTATCGGCGTACTCGTGGAGCTCGCCGTCGATTTCCTCGACCATGCGGCGAGGCTCGATTACGTCGCGGAGCTCTTTCGGGAGGCGAGGGAGAATATCCTCGAGGACGTGCCGACGGCCCGTACTGTTGAGGTATCCGCCCTTATTGGTCGCGGTCGTGTTCATGGAGTGAGTTTCGGGGAGACAATCCTTAAATACGAAGCGGGCGCGGGTTGGAGTGACATAGCCGCCGCAAACGGCGGTAACGACGTAACCGTCCTCGAGGACGATTTCGAGCTCGTCAAAGGGGCGGATAACCTCCGGGCCTCTGCCGCTCTTGATAGCCGCTTTCAATTCTGCATAGCTGATAGCGGACTCGCGGCGGCGAGTGAGCTTGCAAGCTCCGGGGCTCGCCCATTCTGCGGGCTTGTCCGCCGCTTCACGGTCAAAAACGACCACGGGCGCACCCTCGGGAGCTCCGAACGCCTCGACGAAAGTAACCTCGTCGCCGAGGAGGATTACGCCGCTCTCAATCTGCGCGGCGAGCTTTGCGCGGATTTCCTCCTCCCGCTCCTCGGGGAGTACCGCGTTAAGGTCGAATACAAATACCGTTTTATCCATTGTGTTAGCCTCCTGTTAGTCTATTTCACAAAAATAGTGACCTCCGATAATGGCGGAAACGTGCTCGTTATAGGGAGCACCCGAGAAGTACACCGTATCCGCCGTCAAGATGTACTCCGTAGAAGCGAGGGCGGTATGTACCGCGTCAAACTGCATTTCTCCCGGCTCCGCCGTCCAAAGATAGGGAGCGGGGCTAAACTGCCAAACGTCGCCGTATTTCTGAAAGACGACCTCCTCGACGGTATCGGGAAAATACGGGGAAAGCATACGGTTAAAGACGACCTCGATAACGGCGACTTGTCCCTCGAACGACTCGCCCCGGGCCTCGTGATAGACGAGGCAAGCGAGGGTATATATGTCGCTCTCGCTGATTTCCAAAGAGTCGTACCGCGAGGGCTCGATTTCCTCCGGCTCCTCCGTTGGCTCCGGCGGCGAGGTTGGCTCCGGGAGCTTTTCGACCTCGACAGCGATTACCGTCGGGGTTATCTCGGGAGGCTCCGTCGCCTCTGTGTCCCGCCCTGGGCTATCGCCTCCGACGCGGAGGGCGATAATCAGAACGAGAACGAGTAGGAGGGAGACGAGGGTAATTGCCCGGCGACGGCGTAGTCTACGGGCGCGGCGTAAACGCCGCTCGCGGGAGTTCATCGGCTCCCGCCCGGAGTGTCGTCGACCGCGAGCTCGATAAACTCGCACTCTCGGGCTATCTGCGTCCAACGTGCGCCCCACTTTTTCGCGGCGGCGATAACCGCCTCGTATCTCGTGCGCCCGTTTACGGTCGTCTCGCCGTATTCGGCGTGTTTGACGAGGTATAATTTCATGGGTTTGTATTCACTCATTGAAAAATCTCCCCCTCTACGAGTTTGAAGCTCTCCCGGAGCTTTACGGGCTCCCGTACTCCGACCTCAAACTCAAGCGTACAGTATCGGCCTTGCGGGTGAATGTAGACGACGCGCCCGCTCGCCGTTTTCTTTTTTCCCTCTTTTGTCTCCCCGGGGTCGAATGTTACCGGGTGGACGGAGCGGCGGTCGCCGAGTCTTATCATTCCGCCACCGCCTTTTTATTTCTGCGGCATTTCGGGCATAGCGTACCGGGAATGTATTTGTATTCGCCCGTCGGTTTCCCGACACTCCACCCCTCGGAGCGCAAGTGCATTTTGAGCGTTCCTTTTTGCATTGAGCCGCCATACTGGATAGTCGCTCCGCATTTGTCACACGTTATGACCGTGTAAATCATTCGACGACCTCCTCGGACTCTGCCGGAGGAGCGTCGACCTTTGCGGGCTTGTCCGCCGCGCCCGGCTGATTTGCGGAGGATTGGAAAGCCTTAACGAGAGAGGCTTTCAGCATTTCCGCGAGCGGGGAGCCGCCGGGAGCCGCGCCCTCGGGCTTTACGGGTTTCGGCCTGTCGGGGTCTGCGGCCTCTGCGAGCCGCTTCACGACCGCCGCTTGTACGAGCTCGCCGACAAAAGCCGGGGTTTCCTCTCCCTTGAGAGTGCAACCCTTGACGCGGACGGCAAACTCGCCCTTTTGGAAGTTGAAAACCACATACGCCCGCTTGTCCTCGGGAGGCGTTACGAAAGCCGCTCCCGCGTCTGCGATAACCTCCTCCGGTGTCGGGGTCTGATACCCGGCTTTTCTGAAAACGTCGAGTTGCTCGGGAGCGAGGGCGAAAACCTCCGTCCCGATACGCTTTGAGTAAACCTTTTTCATTTCTGCGACCTCCCTTAATCGTCAAGCTCGCTGATAACGGCGATTTTTGCGAGAGCGGACGTTTGCGCCCACTCCTCGGCGAGTCGGGCCGAGCTACGCTCAAACTCTTGAGAAAGAGCGGCGAAAGCGTCGCCGTTGCGGTCTTTGACCGCGCTCCACATTTCTTTATGCACTTTCTCAATGTCCGTGTGCATTTGCTTGAGCCGCTCGATATTCTCTTTCAGTTCGGCCCATGCCTCGCGGTCAGAGGCGAAGCCGCGCCCGCGCTCCTCCATAGTTCCGGCGACCGCCTCGGTAATCGCCGCTTGCAGATTGCCCATAAGTCTAACTCTTGAGCTCACATTATCCATTTTCTAAAACCTCCTCGTTATTTATCAGTTTCGGACACCATGCCGGGATATACGGTACAAGTCGCTCAATTCCGACGATATAACCTCGACAACGGCCCGGGCCAAAACACCGAAAACAGATTTGATTTTTAACCCACGGCTCCGTTACGAGTTGCTCGCACCCTTTACAAGTGCGGGTGAAGTCTGCGCCGCTCAAGGGTCAGCCTCCGCCGGGAGTCCGAGCCACCAAAACGGACTATTGCGCTCGGCGTGAGCGCACCCGTCGCAATCGTCCGCCGTGCAACTCGCGCAAAACTCGGATTGAAAAGCCGTGTCCCACGGCCCATGAATAACAGGGAGGCCGGAGAGAAACTCTCCTAATGCCTCTCGGCTTTGTGTGATTTTCTCGAATTGTGTCATTATTCCACCCCTAACAAATCGAATATTGATATTTGCGCGTCGTCCAAACGAAAGCCCGCGTCTATATCAGAAAATCGAAAATCTCTGTTGAATAGCTCGGTTGCCTTGTTTGGTAACGCCTCGAGTTCTAACATTCTCCGCCACAACTCCGGGTGATGGTCGTACAGGTGCCGGAGCTCCGGCTCCTTTGCGTTCGGGCAAAAGAAACACCCGCCGCGAGGAGCAAACTCATAAATAGGGGATAACAGGCCGTACCGCTTGCAAATCTCGTATGTATCGGATTTTGTAACTCCGTACTTATCGAGCAAAGAAACGTGTTTTTGAACGCCCTTTTTTAAGAGTCGCTCTTGCTCGTCCGCCGCAAGCCCGATATATTGCACTACGTCGCCCTTGAGCGAGCGCGTCCATTTCTCGATAACCCGAGTTTTGCAATCCCGTTGAATACAACAACGACCGCACAGAGGGAAAGCGTTTATCTTCCCGGCGTGAGGGCCTTTTTCGATAGTCCGTGTAAAGCTCGATACATACGTCCGCTTTCCTCGGATAACTGTCGTTTTTATCCCCCAACTTTCGAGAGTCGGAATACCGACGTTATATATAAAATCTCTGTGCTCCGGCACTTCCCCGGAAATCCCGTCGTCAAACATGACCTCGCAATATACGGCCTCGTCCAACGGCTCCCCGTTTTCTTTGGCGATAATAATAGTCGCGAGGCTGTCTTTACCGAACGAGCACCCGACTATATATCTCGTCCGGCTACTCATTTTCTCGGCCTTTCGAGTTTGTAATATTTCCCCGTTTCGGAGTCTTGGTATATGACGGTATCCGTCGTTAGGGTTGGCTCTTGCGGAGCCGCCGCAATAATCCTCAAGCTCTTGCGCCGCTCTTTTACGAAGCTCGCAGAAACAGAGGTCGCGCCGAGCCGCTCCGCCTTTCGCGAAATGCTCTCAAGCGTCATGGTATGGTAATCTCCTCTCTTTTTAAGTGACCGTTTTCCGACGACGGCCCCTATTGCTCATATTCAGCCGGACGCGCTCCTCCGCAATTTCCGCGCTATACGTCGGGCGGTAATCCGAGTCTTGAACGTCCGGGGCTCCGCGTTGCAGTTCCCTATACACCGTCGCGAGCGTCGAGCCTACCGCCTCCGCGATTAAATGGGGCTTTGCGCCCGCCGCGTACATTCGCTCGATAGTCTTTCGGTCGTCGTGTGTTAGGAGCTTGTACCCTCTCAATTTGCCTCGCCTCCCGTCTTTTTGGATAAAAAAATAAATGCGTCGGAGCGTTTAGCTCTTTCGCATTTAATGATAAACGGCACAT